CCACGTGGTTTTGCAAATCGCAAAATTCTACGAAAAGCCGTCAGGATGATCTCACGTAAGTGGATATCAAATCTTAAGAAACATGGTGTTACCAAACTGGAGCCCATATCGCTTAAGGAAGCTATTAACGGTGCGTTAGAAGATTACTATACTAGGAAAATAGACCTCACTAAAAGTGGAGGATTTGGTTATCCTGGAAAGAAATCAGTTTATTTTGAATCTCTCGATGGTATTTCTAATGAACCCATTGATAAGCTCATGGAGAAAGTAATCGATCGTAAGGAGAAATATCTTAGAGGTGAAAGTTGTCCTATCATCTTTACTGGCCTTCCAAAAGACGAACCTCGTCAGGTTGAGAAGGCAAGGGCCGGTAAAACTAGGTTATTTTATGCAGGTATGCTAGATAGTTTAGTCGTGGCTAAACAATTTCTATCTCCTTTTTATTCTCTTATGGCGCAATACCGACTTGATTTTGGATGCGCTATTGGTGTTGATGCGCATCGCGAAGCAGATTCAATAGCTAAACATCTTTTGCGGTTTAGTAGTACTGCTGAACTCTCAAAACTGGTGGAAGGAGATTATCAAGGTTATGATGTTTCCATGTGTCCCGATATTACTTGGGCTGCGTACACCATTATCATCATAATTCTTAAAGCGCTAGGGTATTCCGTTAACGCGTTAAAGATTGTAAATGGACTTCTTAGCGACTTTATGCACCCATTTGTTAACATACTTGGAGACATAATAATGGCTATGATAACTCCCTCTGGTAAGTTTGGGACAGCGGAAGACAACTCTGTTAAAGGAATTGTTATAATTGTAGTTATCTTTATATCTCATCCTGAGGGTTCAGGCAAAGATCCATTCGAGTTTTTGGTAATGCTTGTTTACGGAGATGATATGCTTGTGGGCGTTCATTCTTCATGCCTTTGGTTTGACAATTTTTATTTTGCTGGAGCGTGTAAGGACCTACTTGGTATGACATTCACCAGTGCAGTAAAGGGTGATCATGAATCACCTCATGTAACCTTGCTCGACGCTAGTTTTCTTAGACGATCTTTTATTCGATCTCCTGA